CTGACTAGTTATAATGACTGGTCGGGAAACCCGCTTCTAAATCTTTTCAGATCTAGAGATCGAATCAGAGTCGTGTTATAAAATCATGGCACCTAACGGTGATTCAGACGTATGTTAACTACTTGTAAGTAGTTCACATATCAAAGACTTCATCAATATCACTATTGATGACCTTGTCGATCTTATAAATACGATCAAGGGTTATTTTAACCCTCTCCTTATCATGAATATCTAAATCTAAAATTGATTCGTTATTTAAATGATCAAGAACGTCAAAGACGTTCCCGGTTAAACTATTCTCATCAGAGTATAGTCACCACTTACCAAAGGACTTGGTAATGTCATTAAAAGTCTCGAATCAACTTATGATTATGATATAAGTAGAAGGAATGATCAAAAGACTAAAAAGTTCGAGAAAGTCAGGAAATCCAGTACGGCTCTGAGAAATAAATAGACCTTTATTAAGTGTAAACTTAATAGAAGTCCTCAGACTTAACCAATCCCTCTTTATACGTTCAAGCATTAACTTTAGTAAAGCTCTTCGAATTTCGATAGTATTTACTAAGTCGAAATACCTCAATTTTGGATTCACATAAATGTGGTCACCAAAACGGGTGTTTCTTCTCAAATGCAAGAACACAAAATAAATTACCAAACGCTTATATCTAAGATATTTCTTAGGTAGAATGTTGAAGTAATCAGGGAAAACATTTGAGTACTCACTAGTTTCCTATTCAGCAACTCTCAAACCAAGACACAAATATAAAACCTATTACGAAGGCTAAATAAAATTAGCCCCGCACCAATCGGACTGAGTTCCAAAAATGGACCTCTTATCTTCTTGGCAAATTCAGTAAAAATACTGGAATTGATAGATTTTGACTCTTGGATCTCTAATCCTAATGTTTTCATTAGAACTAGATACTCGCGAGCCACTGCTTCATCGGAGATAACAATATCATCTCCAAGTACACAATAATCTGTGAAACGGTCTTTAAGTCCAGCCTGTATGGCTGCACACTGAACTATCACATGATGTGTAATAGCCAGCATTGCAAAGGAAGTGTAAGCACCCATCGGTTGTCCAACGGCATACTTGATAAACTTATTTTCAGAATAAAATTCTAAATCTAACAAATCAAGCCATGCCTTACCATCAAAACCCATCAGAGAAAGTATCTGAGATTGTAGCTTTATTGGCAATCTATCTGTGGCTGCAGTCAAGTCGAAACCGAAAAGCTTATACCTATATCCAAGGTTCTTTAACAAACCTTGAAAAGGAGCAATCTGATCGTGTGTACCATCCTGCTTATTCTCCCTTAAAAGAGAAAACAAGCGTAAGTGCAAGGAGTATAAAGAACTTTGAATTCAAGAATTCGAAATTCCAATAATCCGAGCCTTACCGGCCTGGTCATACACTACAGATAAACGACCCATTACGGTTCGTTTTGCACCTAGTATAAGACTTAAAATATAAAGAGGTCCCAGATAAGCAAGATTTATTATTAATCAACAGCTTCACATCAACCCTTTAGACCAACCATAATAAGCGATATTAAATCGAATAAAATGGAAGATCTTTTTGGGATAATGCAAAAATGCAATAGCATCAAGCGCGAAGCACATTAATGATATTTTACCGTTAGGACCCGCTTTGAGCGAACCTTTCAATCTTAGAACAAGATTCCTTCCAACTTTAAGTCATCCTAGTCTACTTAACGCTTCAGTTAAAAGTTCGTGAGACAAAGTCTCCGTAACACCCTCAAACTTCTTCTCTATAGAAGAGTAATCAGGTTTAACTTCGGTTTTAAGTGTTCTAAAGATACTCAAAATGGTAAGGACCAATATAATACATTTTCACCTCTTGATGGGCCCTGAATTATTCAGGATCACCTCGCAAAGTGTCAACGGTATTATATTGGGAAAATTGTATTTATTCAATTTAACAAAAATCTTCTTCGACGGATAAAGATCAATCTCAGCTATCCTCCTAACTGCTAATCTCATAACCTCCTTCAAATATTTGAAAAGGAAATTCGATCCAGCTGTTGTTCAGATAAATTCAATTTTTCTACCCATCGAAAGACATTCGTCTCTGAAGTTTTGCATCTGAGTACACCACATCGCCAGTTCTATAAATTGCGGAATTTCCTTTTGGGATATCCACTCTTTACTTAACTGATTACGCGTTTTAAGTACTTTAGATTTTATTAATAACGTTTTAAGTTCATTAATGAACTTATCCCTAAAATTAATAATAATGGTATAAATGTTGTATGTAGCGATTTAATTATAAAACGCCCGTACACGTTTGGATTTACCTACTAAAAGGGTGCTAACCTTAAAGTATCGGAAAACTTCGATTTCTCAAAGGATTCACTACTATGCACGCACGGGAGGAACGTACCTCCATGGCTGTAAGCACACGCTCGTGAAAGCGAGACTGATTTGGGTTCAGCTAGACTACTCAAAGTCATAGGCTCTGCCTTTTAAAGGGCTCGGCCTATCCCGGTCCGCCGTGTGTCGGAAAATACACACGAACGCTACTAGGAAATACCAATTAAGGTACCCGCCTAGCATGCTCTGTGGTCTTTAGG